GAATAATAGATAGAAGAGGAGATGAAATCTTTATTACGTCAAAAAGAGGATCTCTATTAAATAACACAGGAATTTCTGGAAGAGTTTATAGATTTATAGATTATACTCAGAATATTATTGATGCGGAGTATTTTGAAAAAAGTGGAAACTTTGGAAATAGTTTAGCGATAAATTCTGGAAATATATTAATAATTGGCGCAAATTATGCAGATGGTGGAACTGGAGCAGCTTTTGTTTATAAATCTGAAAATATTAGCGGATATTCACGAACTAATATAATATATTCTGATCCTGGAGCAGACGCTCTTGGAACATCAATAAGCGTAAGTAGAGATGAAAAAGTTATTTTAGCTGGTATTCCAAATAATAGCACTTTCTTTTCGTTAAATGGAGGAGTTTGGATATTGACTGGTGATGGTAATTTTTATGAAAAAAGTATAAAAATATATGGCGATAGAATAGGCGTTGATAATTTTGGAGCTAGCGTAGCTTTAAATGGGAATGGTTATTTAGGTTTAATCGGTGCTTCCTCCCATCAAGAAGGGGCTACTAATTTTGCTGGTCAAGTTTTTATCTTAACTGGAAATGGAATTACGTGGGCAACAGGCGCAAGACTAACAGGAGATGGTGGAACTGATCAATTTGGGACAAGTGTAGCTATAAATGATTATGGTAATATAGGATTAGTTGGAGCTTCTAATGATAATTCTAATGTTGGTGCAGTATGGTTTATAACTGGTAGTGGTATTATTTGGTCTAAAATAGAGCCAAAAATCACGGGAAATACGATTAATAGCGCTATGGGTCGGTCAGTTGCGTTAAATAGCAGTGGAAATATAGCTGTTGTAGGCTCTCCTTTAGATAGACAAGTAGGCTCTGATGCTGGAGCGGTATGGATAATAACTGGAGATAATTTTATTTGGAATACTGGAGCGAAAATTTTACCACCCTCCGCGTTGTCATACTTTGGTACTGCAGTTGATATAAATAAAAAAGGAGATATTATCGCTATTGGAAGTAATAATTTTAATAACCCTGGATATGCATATATCTATACAGGAAGTGGAAATAATTGGATTCAAACAGATATCTTTACTGGGGAAAATGTGGCAGATTATTTTGGTATTTCAGTATCTTTAAATGATAGTGGAAATATTCTTTCCGTTGGAGCGGTTCGAAATTCTGATGATGTTTCACTAGCTGGTGCAGTATATATCTATACTGGTGCACCAAATAATTTTAAATTTTTTGATAAAATAAAAGGTAGAAATACTAATGCTCAATTTGGATCTCGCTCGAAGATTTTACAGTCTGGAAATGCACTTGTAGTTGGTGAACCACGGAATAGTACTATTACTTTAAATGGTGGTGCACTTAATTTTTATAGAAATATTTTACTAACAGGCTTTAATGAAACTCAGAGAATCGTCGGGCAGATATCAAATAGTAGTCATAATTTTAGTCAATCTATTTCTATAAATAACAATGGAAATAATTTATTAATTGGAGCAATAAACGCGCCATCTAGTGGTTATGCTTATATTTTTACAGGAAGTTATAATGCTAACTATGAATTAGTATCAATATTAAATAGAACAAATGGTCAGAATGGAGATTTATTTGGATATTCTACATCTCTAAATAAACTAGGCAATATTGCCGCAATTGGTGCGCCAGGATATTCTTCTTCAAGAGGAGCAATATACATATTTACAGGAAACTTAAATAATCAATGGTTTCAGAATTCATTTATTAGCGGAACAGTAAATGCGCCAACTGAATTTGGGCATGTTTTAAAATTAAATGATTTAGGTGATCTTTTAGCAGTAGCATCTTACAACACAGATCCAATAACATATCCAAATATAAGTGGGGCAATACATTTATATACAGGCAGCGGAGATAACAAACAGCAATGGGTAAAACTAAGAACTATTGATGAAGTTATTATAAATGGTAATTCTAATTTAAATTTAAAATCTGGTTTAGAATTTATTAATAATGAATATGCTGATCTTTTATTCTTCTCGGATTATTTTTCAAATACTGGATATGTGCAGGTAGTATCAAATATAAATCAAACTGGATTTATTGGATACCTTACTGGTTCTGGAGTTATACAACTAAATGAGAATAATTATCTATTAACAGGTTTATTAACTGGACAAAGATATAATAAAACATTTACTGATGCATTTAATTTAATTACGGGATATTATTTAAATGGAACTCTAACAGGTCTTCAAGACTTTAAATTAAATAATTATATATTAAATAATTCTTATATTAACTCTGGTTTTATCTCTAATGATGTAAGTCAACTATATATTCAAGCAAAAACAAGAAATTATTTTAGTAATGATATTATAAGTGGTCTATTAATAGTAAGTGGTTATGAAACTGGAAAATATACAAACAGTGTAATTAATACTATAATAACAGGTATAAGGTAAAATGGCAGCTCAAATTAAACCAGATTACGGAAATAAATTACTAGGAGCAGACTGTTTAGATCCAAGAACTAGAGATTTAAAATTTGGAACAAATCAATTTTATAATGATTACTGTTCAAACGTATTACAATTAAATTCAATAAGACATACATCAAGTTCATCTCCTTATTTTGAATCTTTTTTAAATAATGCCGGTATAACTTTTAGGCCAGCAGAATTTCCAAATTTATATACTCAAATATATACAGATGGAAACTCAATGAATGTATATACAAAAAGTCAAAATACTTTTTCATTACTTAAAACTAATAATTCAGCTTCTTTGTTAAGTATACAAGATACAGTTAATAATAAAATAATAGAATTAGATTCTGCTGATATTGTAGCGAATACAAATGTATATTTAAGAAATTGGGGAACAACAAATAATCCAATATATGTGGCTTCAAATGCGAATGGAGATAGTTATTTGCCAAATCTTGGTGTTAGATTTGCATTAATTGCATCAAATGCGAGCTCAGCTAATAATGCAGCCCAAGCTTCTTATGCAACTTATTCTTTTTATTCTGAGATTGCAAGAGATAGCTCTTACTCATTAGTAACTGCAGATGCAACTAGATCATCTTACGCTGCTTATGCTGGAACTGCAAATAATGCTGGTATTGCTATTTTTGCTAATAATGCTGATACAGCCTCTTATGCTTTAACTGCTGCGGGTGGTACTTCGTATGCGGCCAACGCAGGATACGCCGGTACTGCCACAAATGCACAATTTGCCACTACCGCAAGCTATGCATTATCTAGTCCAGGAGGTACATACGCTATCTCTGCTGGTTATGCGGGAACAGCTACAAATGCAGCTTTTTCTGACTTCTCTTCAGCCTCGTCTTATGCAGTAAACGCTGGATACGCAGGAACCGCTACAGACGCAGCTTTCGCGACGAATTCATCTTACGCAACCAACGCTGGATACGCAGGAACAGCTACTAACTCTCAGTTTGCGGCATTTGCAAATAGTTCAACCAACGCTGGGTATGCTGGAACAGCTACTAACGCAGCCTTTGCCACAAATTCATCTTACGCTACAAATGCCGGATATGCTGGAACAGCTACTGACGCAGCATTTGCAACTACATCTTCATATTCTTTAAGTTCTGCCGGAAGTTCATCTTACGCAACCAACGCTGGATACGCAGGAACCGCTACCAACGCAGCTTTCGCGACGAATTCATCTTACGCAACCAACGCTGGATACGCAGGAACCGCTACCAACGCAGCATTCGCGACGAATTCATCTTACGCAACCAACGCTGGATACGCAGGGACTGCTACCAACGCGGCATTCGCGACGAATTCGACATTTGCAACAAATGCGGGATACGCTGGAACCGCTACAAACGCAGCATTCGCGACGAATTCGACATTTGCAACAAATGCTGGATATGCTGGAACGGCAACAAATGCTCAATTTTCTACTACTGCAAGTTACGCTTTAAGTTCCCCTGGTGGACCCTCTTCATATGCACTTGCTGCGGGATACGCTGGAACCGCTACAAACGCAGCTTTCGCGACGAATTCATCTTACGCAACCAACGCTGGATACGCAGGAACCGCTACCAACGCAGCATTCGCGACGAATTCATCTTACGCAACCAACGCTGGATACGCAGGGACTGCTACCAACGCAGCCTTTGCGACAAACGCAACCTCATCAACAAATGCGGGATATGCAGGAACCGCATCGAATTCTGCATTTGCAACAAATTCTTCATATGCAAGTTATTCAAATCGTTCAGCAGGAGTTGTAGGATTTACTGAACTAGCAATTAGTGTTTGCGTTGGCGGTACTACTACATCAAAAACATTTTTAGTTAAGTAATTTATTTATATTTTCAATAATTATATTTGGATGTATTTGTTTTGTACATTCGAACATTTTATCTGTATTTTTATGTCTAGGACAATATATAAAATCTTTATATGAAAAAATAAAATTCTCATCATTCCAACAACTATTGCACACATTTTTATTGATGATTCTATATGGTGTATAAAATTCTGTTTTAGGATCACTAAATCCACTAATTAATATAACTTTTTTATTTAAAGCCCAAGCTAACCAAGAGAGACCAGATGGTAGGCCAATAAAAAATTCACAATTATAAATATCCGTTATTCTTTCTTGAATATTTATATTTCCAGTTTTATCTACTGCATTTCTAGGTATATTATTAATATATACTAAATTGCCATAAGATGAATATTTATCTATGCATATTACTTTATAGTCTAATCTATTTAAATAGTCTGTAATAATTTCCCATCCATTTGGATAATTCCAGTATTTAGCTTGATTTGTACTCTGAACTGATATGCATACATATTTTTGATTTTCTTGATTTTTTGTATCTCTTATTAATAGATTAGGTTTAATTGATCTATATGGAATTCTTAGTATATCACAAGCTACTTCTTGTAAATTTAAAGATCTCGGATCTTTTAGATTTAATTCTTTAAATTTTAGATCTTCTATAAAAAATCCTAATTCATAAATTTTATTAAAATTAAAATCTTGTATTTGAGTCGAATTTATAAAATTAATATTTGGGTAATTAAATATTTTATAATATTCATTTATACAAAAAATATTAGCGTTACTTAATTTTCTATATTCTTCAACCATAGGCATCCAAGCTAGAGAGTCTCCTAGACAATTACTTAAAAATTTTATTAAAATGTTATTCATTTGATTTTATTACTTGGTTTATAACTTCGATAACCATATTAGAATTTATTTTTTTTGTACACTCGAACATTCTTTTGGTATTTTTATGCCTTGGACACATTAAGAAATCATTAAATGGGTTATCTGTAGAGAATCCAGTTATTGATTTGTCTTCAAAACAAGAATTACAAACATCCTTATTTAATATTGAATAAGGATTTTTAAAAGCAATCCTTCTTCCTGTTAAACCTAAAATCTGTATAACCTTCTTATCTAGTGCCCACGCTAACCAAGAAAGACCTGAATCTAAACCTATGAAAAAACTACAATTATATATTATATTAACTAAATCTTTTAATGGCAAACCAGTGAAATCTATACAATTATTTGGTATACTATTATAGTATACTAAGTTTCCATAGTTTCTATGCTGATCTACGCATATAACTGAATATCCTTTTATATTTAGAAAATCTATTATATTTTTCCATCCAGTAGTATTATTCCAATATTTACCTTGTACCGTTGTCTGTGTAGCTATGCATACGTATCCATTTACGCCCATCTTATCCATAAAAATTGGTTGAGGATTAAATGAAATTTTTGGTTTAATCTCCTCTGTGATCTCTAAATCTAAAAAATCCGCCATTTGTGCTTGAAGTGGAAGTCTTTTATTTTTTAATTCTTTTTTAATAATTTTATTATTTTCTTTCTTGAGATAGGTGGTTGTATAAGCTAGATTATACATTTCATTTAATGAATATACGTTATCATCGTAAACTAAGAATAAATCATTATTTTTTGTAAAAAAATCTTGATCATCCTTTAAGAAAAATATATTTTTATATTCTTTATAAAAAAGGTAGTAAAATTTATTTGAAAAAAAAACTTTTTTATTTTTATTTATATTTGCGTATATTTCTATCAAAGGCATTACCGCTATAGAATCGCCTAGACCCAAAATAGAACCATTAAAAAAAATATTTTCTTTATTCATTATTCCATCAATGTATCTAGTCTAAAGATATAGTCGTTCTTTATTTCTTTAGGAATTGCGGCAGCGTGAGCTACGTATACATCTTTAGAAAGTATATCTGGTGGAACTAGATTTACAACTCTCGGAGATAGTTTAGAACGAATGCAATTTATAGCCATTGAGTTATATTGTTTAGGTAATGCGCGATGAGGTATTTTATATTTTCTTAAAAGATAATTAATTTTTGTTTGATCAGAAAAATTAAAAAATATTTTATAATTTTCGTCATCAAAGATAACTTTATGCTCTTTTTCCATCATCATAAATCCTGCATTATAATAACCATAAGTCCAATTTATACTGCCTAACATTGCTTGAGAGCTAATCATTTCATCTACTCTATGAAAGCAATATTCATCTCCAGCTGCTCCGTCTAAAACCGCATAGAAATATCCATCTTCATATATCTCAAAAATATTAGGAATTTTTCTGGACACTACCATATCAGCATCTATACATAAAGTTTTATCAAATTTTCCTATTATATTTTTTAGTATTAAGGACTTATTATATTGATTTAATTCGTAATTTTCTGGCCAATCTTCATTTTTTAAATTTTTATCTATTCTATTTTCAATAATTAATTCTGCATTCCATTTGTTAGCTAAAAAATTCAAACGTGGCACAACAACTTTTTCAAAAGCTTCTTTATATGAAGGCTCGAACCAATAATAAGTTACTATTGCCGTTTTCATTTATGAAAGAATGGACATTTTGATATGGAACTTCTTAATTTATTTAGATCGTTTATTTGATCTTTCCTAGAAGATATATATCTCTTCTTTAATAAAGCCAAAGTCGCCTCTTCTTTAAAAATATCGTTATCTGTTACTTTCCTTACATTAAAATTAAAATTATTATTTTTCTTTATAGGAATCATTTTAACTATAGATGTTCCAGCCGGAATTAAGAAGGAGAACGGAGCTTTTCTATGAATTTGTATATTTATATTAAGATGACTTCCAAATTCTGGATTAAATATTCCTGGAACAGCTGAGAATAAATTAGAAGTATTAGAATAATATACTGGTAATAACATTAATTGCCAATCTTTATTCATATTCACTCTCCAATTAGACATAATTTTTAATAAATGCGGCCATGTATCTTCTCTACTTCTCGCAAATTCTGGAAATTGATTACCATTATGAGATTGAACTTCTGGATTTATAAATTGTCCATTTTTAAGATTTCCAGCTGGAGTAGGAGTTTCTATAAGAAATTTACCATCATCATCATTTGATATTAAGGTAACTCTTATATCTTGCCAAGTTTTTAAATGAATTCCCTCGTTCATTATAGATCTAATGCCAGGACATTTTTCAACAAAGAAAGTATTACCTTTTGGATTTAAATTCTTGTTATCGTGAAAATCGTCAATATAGATCTTGGTTTTTTCTAATCTATTCTTTAGCCAAGAAGGATTCTCGTCGTGAAAGGCTTTAATTGGTTGACTTACTTCTTCTAAGCCAGGAATTATAGAATAGAATTCTATCTCTGGATCATCTTTTTTAAAAAAAGATAAAATTTTATTAATCATCTTTCTTTATCTTAAAGATATTCAAGATATTATTAAATTCTGGTACTTCAACTCCTTTTAACTCTGTACGAGATAGATATTTAAATAGAGCCTCTACTTCTTTTAGAGTTAAAGAGAAAGTGTAACTTGATTCTTGATCTTCTTTATTCATACATTCTTTATCCTTTCAATAAGTTCAAAGATTTTGCTCTTCGATATATCTGATATATTATTAATATTTTCTGCATTTTCAAATTTTTCTTTAATTAATTTCTTTTTTAATTGGTCAAAAGAAATTCCTTTTTCTTTCATGACTTTCTCTAGTAAAACATGAGGAGAAGTTGGATTCTCCTGTACGGAGGGAGATTCATCAAGGAGTTTAGCGTCTCCTAGTTCCTCTTGAGAAACGATATTAATTTTTAAGAAGTTACGTACACAACGAACAAAAGCTCTGTTCTCAGCTATTGCTGCAAGAAAGAAGCGAGCGAAAGATTTTGTATTACTAGATGTCGCATCAGCCAGAGCCTCGAAGATAATTTCTCTGCCATCGGTTTCATAGTTTGGCATCCAAGTAATTCTACAGCTTGTGGCAAAATAATTCTCAGAAGCGGTAACTACTTTGTATTCAACCTTTGAATAACCTCTAATTTGAGCTAATTCTTTAATACCACCTAATAGAATTAATAGGTCTTTATCTTCTAATTTTGATACATCTGTTTCTTGTGTCTTTTGACGATTTGGAACAAGATACTCTGTCTTTACCATCTTACGCCAATTAATAGAACCATCTTCATTATAGATATAATTTATATTTTTATTCTCTAACAAACCATATTTATTTCTGGTAATTATTTTTGGTGGAATCTGAACCTCTTCTATAGCTTTACTTGGCTCACTTAGTATATCAATGTTATTTAACTCTGAACTACCTATCGTAATAGTCTCTTGATTTTCTTTAATTTTTGGGCTCATTTTAATAATGATACTGTAATTTTTATTACTGGTCAAGAGAAAAGATATAAAGATTATTTAATTCTTTTTGTAGTTCTTTATTCTCTATATATTTATTTGATAAGTCTTTGGTTAACCATTGATATTTAGTATTAAATTGCCCTTCTGAAGATAAAATAATTCTAGAAGATTTGAAATAAATATTATCTGCAAAATTTATATGATCTTTAGGATAATCTCTTCTTATAATTAAACCATAATCCATATAGTCTAATTTAAATTGATTTAATTCATCCTCATTAAGATATGACATATAAACTGTATTTATAGTGTTATTCTTTAGAATCTTAATAAATTTTGAATCGTTATCATTCTCAACCAAATAAACGAATTGTACTATATTATTCTTATATTGTTTTAAGAGATTCTCATTAATAGGTTTATTCGTAATAATAATACATTTTCTATTCTGTAAGTAATATTCCAAAACTTGTTCATCAAAATGATAATCCATTCTAATAATAAATGTCTCTATATTAATTGAAGAAATATTAATTGGTTTATCTGGAATAATTTCAAATGTTTTTGATTTGTAATCATCTCCAATATAGATAGTCTTGGGAGTCTTTTTATATGTTATATTTAGTAAGTCTAAAACTCCTTTGGCTATTTCTTCTGGTTTAATATTATTTATACTTTTTGGGAATTCATTAGCAGAGTATTGAGGTTTCTTATCTGTATTTGGTTTTAATAATACTAAGTCCTGTGATTTTGACCAATAAGGTTTTACATTATTAATATTATTATTTGAATAGATGCATACTATCTTCTTATTAAAGCCTGAAGCAATATGAGCCGCAAAACTATCTGCGCCCAAATGCAAAATTGAGTTATTAACTATATAAGCGGCTTGAGATATCTTTGTTTGTCCAGATAGATTAATTGTTCCATTAATATGTTTATCGTCTTTTGCGCCAATTTGTATAATTTTTATATTTTGTTCATTTAAATACGGAGAAATCATTGCGATGACTTCATCCCAATAATCATAATTTTTTGATTGATATTTACTAAAAGGTTGAAAAGATATGTATTTTTCAACAGGTATAGGGAAAAATGTTTCGTAAATATAGGGCTTTCCTATCTTTACTCCGCAAGAAGTTGCATATCTTTCAATTAAGTGCATATTTCATCCTTTATATTGAATTGTATATTAGTCTTACCATTATGTATATAATCTAAAAATAATTGTGTTCCTGCATGAGGAAGAAAGGCGACTTCAAAGTATCCTTTATGTTCTCCAGCTCCTTCTAGCCATAGCAGTTGATTCATCTGAGGTATAAATTGTAATAATTTATGTATGTGAGGATTTCCTTCGAGTATTTCAAAATATTCGGGCTTTGTTGCTACATATAGATTATGATTAGGATATTGTTTTTTAATATTTTCAAACAAAGAAGTTGAAATATATATATCTCCAATACTCTCGGGCATTACATATATAATCCTTCTTCCTTCGTCATCTTTATCTAAAAGATCTGAAAAATCTATTTTTTTATTCTTTTGATTCTCTTGTGCGGCAACATTTCTAAAATAATTTTCTATGTCTTGTCTTTTTGCTCCTTTTGAAATCTCTGTCATCCAATATTTATGTCCATCATCATCTCCATTAATATCTTTCATCTTTAAAAGATTATGATACATATAAGTTATCCATTCACTATCATTTTTTATCTCTGGAATTTGATGAAATGGATCTTTATCTTCTTCCTTGAGAGAGAAGTCGTAAGTTGTGTATTCTGATTGATCTATAAACTTTTCAATCTCTTTTGCTATGTTTTCAACTGCATAATTTTGTATAGTCCATTCTCTAGCTTTTATTCCCATTTCTCTTCTTTTTAGAATGGACATATTATAGACTTTATTTATTTGTTTAGCTATAGAATTAGGTTTGGTAGAAGCTTTTATAAATTCTGTTCCATGCTCTCTATATTCACTCCATTCTAATTCAAAAGACCCAGCTGATTCTTGACACATTTCCTCTCCGCAAGAATAATTTGTTACCAATGTAATTAACTCTGTGAGTTTTGCTTCTTGAATTGGTATCTCTTGACCTCCACTTGTAAATGGATGACAATATACATCCATTAGATTGTAGACCTCATTTAATTGTTCTTCTGTTACTCCTATCCCTACATTAGTAGTTACTTGACTTTTTTCACTCTTACAAAATCTACAGTCTACATCTTGTCCATGAAAATTTTTAATTTCATACTCGCCACATTTTTTACAAATATAGGTTGTTAAGATTTCTCTTGGATCAATTCCATATTCTTTTGATAATTTAGGTATGTTCCATCCCTCACTCCAATGAGTATGTAAAAGTAAAAAAGTATTTTTAATTTGAGGGTTAGATCTTTTCCATAAGGAATATCCTTCTAAAAGATTGGGGACACTTTTTCTAAGTTGGTTTCTAAATACAAATCCTATAATAAAAGAATCTAAGGGGATATTATATTTTTTCCTAATCTCTTCTCTTCTGTAATTTTCTAATCTGTAAAAATTAGAAACATCAAGAGGTCCATGTAAAGTTTTTACATGTTTATGCCCAAGTTCATGTAATGCTTTTGTAGCGAAATCACTCCATATCCAATAATTTTTGATTTTTGGAGCTTTTTCAACCGCAGAAGGAAGAATCGGTAAAGAATCTAAAGTAGTCCATAATACCGAAGAAATCTTATTAAACCATTTTTTATCAATAGCAAAATCTATACCCCAAATATCTTGAACAGCTATATAAACATCAGGCTTCTCTTCTTGAATAACTCTATCCAGATAATGCGAGCCATAACTTGCTAGTCTAGCTATATTTGGATCTTTATTTAATTGTTCTATTTCTTGTGGATTATCTGGCAATGAACCTATGGACTTCCAAGGAGTCTTTTTAAGTTCTGGATTTGAATATTGCAATCCGCAACAATAATGTACTATATCATACTTTCCAGTTTTATATAAGAAAGTTAAAAGAGCTTTTGCTGCTCTACCAAAACCAGTTTTGGCAAGAGAGAAATCAGATTGATAGACTATTTTCTTCTTGCGAGACACAATTACCAAAGTTCGCCATCTTCTTCGGCGTTAGATTTATTTGATTCTTGAGATGATTTTGAGTTTTTAAATTTTTTAATTGCTTCAACTTCTTGAGCTTTAAATATTGAATGTAAAGAATGAACCAAGAACTCTCTTAGTAGTCTAGCTTCGCTAAAATAGAAGCCAAGCAAAAATGATTGTTTATTCTCTATATTTTCTTTACTTTCCTTATTAACACTATAAGAGAAGCCGACTTGTTTATTATCTTTAATATAAGGTGAAAATTTAATTTTTGTAATTTGTTTATCAGAAGAATGATAAGCAGAAAATTCTACATTTTTATCAAGAGCTTCAAGTAAGCCAGCGACCTCTGTTTGAGAGAATTTAACTCTAGCACTTTTTTGAGGATTATCTCTATTATCAGAGAACGAACCAGTTTTCGTGGCTTCATTCCAAGAACTCTGTTTAATTAAAGAACTCCAGATTGAGCCTTCTTTTGAATTTACGCTAAAACTACAAGCCGTACCTGTATTTTTACTATTTGGTTTATAAAATGATATCATAATAAATATATTACTCTTTATTATTAGTATTGTCAACTATTTTCTTTAGATCATTTAATTTCATATATATTTCTTGGTCTTGGATCGCGACAAGATCGCCAAATATACAATCATCTTTCTTTAATCCTTTAACTATAACAATATTTCCTTCTTCAAAATTCCTATTATTTAATAATTTATTATTTTCAATATTATCGTTAAATATTAACGTATTAATATATCCAGTTTCATCAGAAATCTTAAGTCGAACATATCTAGTTTTCTTTTCATTTTTTGAAACTCCAGAGAATACATCGTCAATTTGACCAACAAATGCAATTTTTGTATTTAAAGGTATATCAGATATATCGGATATATGTATTAGATTCTCTCTTTTCTCTGAAAATATTTCTTTTAGATTCTTATTATAAGTATAACCTAATAATCTCTTTTCATAATACCAATTTGCAAAACTTTCACTCTTACTATTTTGATTGTATATCTTTAAATATGGATCATATTTATTTTTTATTGTTTTAAGTCTATTATCTTTAACGACTATATGATTTTTTTCATCTGTAAATTTATTTAAATGTTTAATGATTTTAATTAGATCATAATCAAATTTCTCTGCAAATGAAATAGCATATTTCTTTTCTTTAGAGGTTAAAATGTTCCATAATTGAGCTTCTAAAACTATTTTAGATCTTGATTGTTTAAATCCACTTAATGCTCCAGCTTGAATTAAGGCAGATAAAACTCCAATGTTTAGATCTGCTTCTTCTGCCGCTTGAAAAATTTCAAATTTATTAGAATATTTATTCCTAAAACTATTTAGTTTCTCAATTGATTTATCTGATATTCCCTTGATAGAAAGTAAGCCAAATCTAATATCTCTATCTTCAATAGAAAAATCCATATCAGATTTAATGATGTGGGGTGGTAATAATTCAATTTTAAATTCATGCATTTCTTTTTGAATTTTAGATATTTCACCAATTGGGTCTGGTTCATTTCTGCTCATCTTTAATAAGGATAAGAAAAATTGTTGTGGATAATTAAATTTAAGATAAATTGTAACCGCGGCCAAAGCTGCATATGCAAGTGAATGAGATTTATTAAATGAATAATTTGCAGAGTCTTCCATGATCTTCCATAAGATATCTCCGACCTCTTTTGGTAATTTATTTTGTTTTATTTTTGCATCAATTTTCTTTTGCCATGCTTTAATCTCTTCGATCTTCTTCTTACCCACGATTCTTCTTAAGATTTCTGCTTCATCGAGCGTAAATCCAATCTTGTGGGCCATTTGCATCAATTGCTCTTGATAAAGTGCAACTCCACCAGTTTGTTTTAGAATCTCATCAAAGAATGGGTGAATGCTCTCATAATCTTCTGTATTTGTATATTTTGCATACTTATCAACAAATTGAAGCGCTCCAGGTCTAGCTAACGCAAGAACCCCACTAAGTTCTTCTAGATTTTTTGGTTTTACTTTTTGGCAAACTTTAAAATTTGTATCTGCCTCAATTTGGAATAATCCATGTGGACTTCTTAGGTCTTGAAGATTTCTATAAATTGATTCGTCATTTAGATTGATATCTTCAACTTTTATTCCTATATTTTTGCATACATCATGAACTACAGATACGCTTCTTAAACCTAAAATATCTAGTTTAATATTAAATAAACTTACCCAATTCATATCAAAACTTGAAACAGGTTCTTTATCAGAAGAAAATTCTGTTGGACATACTTTTTCTAAATCATCGTAAGAAAGCAACACGCCAGATGGATGTACGCCTTTATTTTTAATTAAATCTCTTAGTTTTAGTGCTATTTCGTATACTTCTTTATTCTCATCGCACCATTCTTGAAATTTAGATACTTCTTTATAGGCAGTTGTTATGTCTTTAACTTGACCGAATACTTTTGGGATCAAAGAAGATATCGTAGTCATTTCCTCTTCAGTTTTCTCGCCTACAATTTTACCACATTCCTTTATGAGTAATTTTCCGCTAAGGGTATTAAGAGTTAAAATCTTACTTGTTTTGCCTTTAAATTTATTCTCAAGATACTCCAATACTTTATGACGATTATAGTAACAAATGTCAAGATCTACGTCGCACATTAAACTACCATCTAAGTACGTTACCCCATCAACAACCTGCTTTTTAGCTCGAATCTTGGATATAAATCTTTCAAAATAAAGGTTATATTTAACTGGATCTATTCTTGTCACCCCTATAAGATAAAGAATTAGAGACCCTGCGGCAGAACCTCTACCTAAACCAACAGGAATATTATTAGTTTTACAAAAGTTAATAACATCCCAAACTAATAAAATATAATCAATAAATCCAAGTTCTTTTAATGTATCTAATTCGTATTTAGCGCGATCTACATATTTTTTATATTCTGGCAGACTTTTATCTATCTTTAGATCTTTAAATCCATTTAAGGCTAATGCTCTAAGAAAATCATAATTTAAAACATCCTCACTAAGATTAAGATGCCTTTTCGCTGAAGATTCAATATTAAACTCTGGAAGTCTTACTCCATGTAAGCCTAAATCTAGATCTTCAAATTTTGAAGATAGATCTTTATCAGCGCGAAGGTTATTCAAATTTTCCTTCATCATCTAATCTATCAACCTCTTTTGTAAATTCATTTAATCCTTGAGTTAAAATCTTCATTGAATTTTTATCTTTTAGAGAATAGAACACATCAGCTTTCCCATTTTTCTTTCCTTTTTGAATAGTAATCAAGAGATATTCTATATTTGAATCATCTAATTTCTGAATCATGTCATAAATATCATCTAATGATGCCATATTATACCTCTATTTGCCATTTCAATTTATTCCATACTTTTAAATTTAAGTCAAGATCATTAATTGCATCATGCAATTTATCGTAATCATGTTCAATTCCATTTTCTTTGCCTAATACTGTCAATGAGCTTTTTACATTTTTCTTCCTTGTATGATATATTTTATATTGATATTCTATTAAGCTTTCTTTTGGACTATATTGTATTCCATATTTAATTCCACGGGCGACGGCATTTGTATCAATGAATTTATTTACTAAATGATGCCAATTACAACCCATGTATTTATAATATTCTTTTATAAGGTAAATGTCAAACCCCAAAGTGTTATGACCAATAATATAGTCTGCATGATCTAACCAATCTTTAATTGTTGGGAATAACTCTTTTGGATCTTGCCCTTCCTTCTGTACTTTTTTATGATCGTATCTAGTGATTCTAGCGGCATCTTGACTTATTTTTAAATCTGTTTGCCACTTAATATAAAAATTCTTTTCATCAATCTTTTTATCTCCTTGGACTTTAATCATTGCGATTTGCCAAGGTAAATTATGACAAAAATTTAAACAAAGATTAAAAGTTTCACAGTCTATAAAGACTAATGTTTTATTCTTATTATATCTTAATAAATGTTCGTCCATTATTTTGCACCTAGATAACTTTCAAAACAAAATTCATTACTAGACATATGTTCTAATTCTGGTTTATTTAAAATACTTCTATTATTAATGCATCTAAAAGTAAGATATGTTTTAAAATCCTTCCTCTTATTATAGTATACGCTTTTAACTTTATATAATTCAAGATCATTTTCTTTAGCGTATCTTTCCATCTTATCTTTCACAATTATGTCAAATGGTAAATCATTATTTTCAATAAATACTATTGGTTTAGTAAAATTAAATTGAGGAATACAGATTGAATTTCTTAATGTATTATTAAATATAAATGAATCATAAAATGGTATAGCTAATATTAAGTCATCGGTCCAATTTTTATTTAAAGTTTCGTAATCAAGCCTTGGTTCGTAATAAAAACCTGTTTTCGCTGCAATACTAAATAATTTTGTTAATAACTCGTGACCTTTTTTATTCTTAAAGAATATAATGATTTTAGAAGTTTTCTGTCTAGATTCGTCACTTTTATCATTTATAGACTCAGTAATTGAAACTCTTAGACCATAATTTAATTTAATATTATTTAATTTTGTATTTGTATAAGCCTCAAGGAATGAAGACATATTATCCTCAATTAAAAATATCTCTTTCAAATTATTTTGTTTTGCAATTTGAATAATTGAATCTGGATAGTCGTCTGCTTCATCTTTATTTTCTAAAGTTAATATAGAACGGCCAAGAGAATAATGAGACTTAAATAGTGGTATCATTTTATTTTAGTATAACAAAGATATTAATAATAATCAATCTAAAAATTCGTCATTTGTTTTTTGTAGATTAAATTTAGGGCATCCTGTATATTTTCTTTTTTCTACCTTAAATCCTGTTATATCTTTAAATTTACCATCAATACTAGTTTCAATAATATCATTATTAGTATTTAATTTAACATAATATTCATAAGGATCTCTATATGGACATCTCCAATTACCAATACCACACATCCATTTACTCTTATCGCTATCTATTGCAAAATTTGCTTTAGCAGAATTTTCATCAAATTTATTAATATAATCATTAATATGTTCTAAATAATATTCAAATCCCTTTATCTGATCTTCTGTAAATTGAAGTTCTTGAATTGGCTGTTTAGGGAATCTTAAAAAAAGAAACCTTACTATGGGTTTAAGTTTAGGCCATAATTTTTTACTAGCTAAACTATACATCATTGCTTGAATATTTGCTTCAAGGTCATCTCCTCTAAATTTAGCCTTGGAGCTTTTGTAGTCAATTATAACCATTTTATTCTTTGATTTAATAGGCTTATCAATAAAGCCCTTAATATGATATTTTGGGCTATCATTTTTAATTTCAAAAGCATACTCTGGAGATACAATTTCGCCATCTTTTTCACCAAAGAAGTCATGCTTTAATCCAACCATAATCATTTGATCTAAAATTTCAAAATTTGATTCATCTAGGCCAACTTTAGCTTTTAATTTTTTTATTAGTCGCGCAATTGCTTTACTACCTTTAACAGAGTTTTTCTTTATAATTTTATCGTAATGTGCCTTATGTTTTGGGTTTAAAAGAAGTTCGAAGATTGTATGACAGATTGTACCCCTTAATGCTCCATCATTTTGAGATTGTGGAACTTTAGTATGGTAGTTATTCCAATAGACCCAAGAGCAAGTCTCAAGAGTTTTTATTCTAGATGCTGATAATACTTTTAAAGATTTGTTTTCCATTGTAAAATTTCTTCTTTAGTCATTTCTCCAAAGTCTTTTTTTGTTGGCAATGATATTTTTAGTTGCTTATCGTCAAAATATCTTTTTAGTCTGGCGTGAGTTTTTTCCGCCGCAATATTTCCTGCATTGTTTTTGTTAGAATCATTGTTCAAACTTATATAGATTTTTTTCATATCAATCTTTAAACAATAATTTAAAATTGATAAACTAAGATTTGTGCCAAATGTAACTAAAACATTTTTAATTCCAGCTTGGTATAAACTTAGCATATCACCAATACTTTCAACAAGGATTATTTCTTTTTGGGCTTCTATTTGACTTGAATTTAAAAATAATGGATAGAGAAAATCATTCTTTTCTCCTAGATGTTTCCATTTTATTTTTGATAGGTTTGTTATGTCGCGGCCAGAAAAACCAATAATATTATTATTGATATCAAATATCGGAAAAACATATCTATTTTTCATCTTACCAGCTTTAGCAACGCCACCTTTAAATTGACTTAAAGTTTCATCCATGATATTTCTTTTATTCCAATATTGATGATTTAGTTCAAGGTTTTGAAGAATCTCTATATCAAATTTTTTTGTAGATTTCAATAAAGGTTTTGTTGGTTCAAATGATCGAGAGAAAGAAAAATTTTTATCTTTTAACCATTCTTTCGCTTTAGATGGACTTTCTAATTTAAGGGTCATGCTGACTAAAGAATTAAAATCACCACTAATATTTTCTTTAAAATCAAACCAATGTCCAGAATCTTTATATATCTTTAAAACAGTATCGTTATCGCTCTCTCTATACAAAGGTTTAGTTCTGTACTCTTTACCATAGTCTTTTAATTTATATCCTAGATCAGTTAGGATTTGATATACATTTACTTCGTCCATTCTAGGGCCTCGCTTATTGTAGGAAATTCCTTAACAAATATTTTTTTACATCTTTCAGCGATCTGTCTATGTTCTTTCTGAGTATTTTGTTCGGTTCTTAATTCAATATAATGAATCCAACTTCTTAATGAACCTTTCATGTACATAGTCGTTTGTGTTGTTAAGGGTAATATCATTCTGGCGACTTCCTTTGCAACGCCATTTTCTATCATAGTTTCATAACAATGTTGAGATAAAGATAATGATTCTACTAGTAATTCATTGACCTTATCATAAGCGTCCGTCTCTATTGGCATTAATTTTTCACCAACTTGTCTATTTTTATCTCCCTGTAGACGAAGTTCAATATCTTCGAATTCATTGGCGACGCTATATCTTTGACTAAATTCTTGAAAGCTAAATGATCTATGTCTAAGAATTTGAGCAGCAATACCACGACTAGTCTTAATTTCGACACACATATCAACTAATTCAAATGGACTCCAATGTTTATGTTTTATTAGAAACTTTAAAAGTTTTGGAGCAGTCTCTGTATTCATCTGATTAGATGGATTACTAACTCTGGCGCAGAACGCAACAAGATCTTCCGCGTTTTTAATTCCTTTAATTTCTGGTTTTGTTATTGATATTAATTCTACGTTCATAATAATTCTCCATCATTTGCATTTTGGTCGGTGAGTTCATATTGTTCTCTTTGTCTCTCTGCTACATCTCTTAAAGAACCTCGTTCTTCTATATTAAAATTAGTTACTTGATAATTAAGATAATTTTGTGCCCAAATTTCTTTACCAGCAGAATCTAGTCTCCTGACTAAATCTTGATGTCCAGCTGCGTCTTTACCTTGAAATCTAGTTTTTGTTGGAATTAATTTATGTGTTCCAAATGCTTGACCATCGAGAGTTACCTCGTCAAGAGTTTTTCTCCTAAAGATAGCCACGAATGATGCAAACCATTGAAGTCTGTCTGATAGAGAAATTACAGAACTATCATCAACAACGTTATTTGAATTACGATTGAAATTTTCTCCAGTCCTATTTAATTGCATAGCAGTTATTATTGGGCAATGTATTTCTTCTGATATTCTTTTTAGTTTATCAATCTTTTCGCCAATGGCTTGATGCTCTGCCCAATTTTGGCTGACTTTTTCGCCAGTTAATTTAATATAATCATACGCAATCATCGCTTGATTTCCACGCCCAACTTTAGAAAGATACCATCTACGAATAATAGAACATACTTGATCAATATTCTTATTGCCTACATGGTAATGAAAATATTCATAGGTTTTTACTTTTGCCCAAGCAGCTCTAACTTTCTTGGTCATCTCTTCATTCTTACGCCAATTTCCAGTTTCAAGATACCAAACTGGAACATCTGTTAATGATGCGACCATTCTTAATTGAATATCCACTGTTTGCATTTCTGTATCAAGAATTAATGTTTTAGTTTTATTTTTAGGGTTAATTGAAGTTTTAAAACAAATGTCATTAAGCCAAGTAGATTTACCTTGACCTGGCCTACTTGCAATAGCGTAAATATTACCGTTCTTTAAACCGCCATACATTCTATTAAATTCTGAATATGGAGTTATTAATCCAGTATCATCTTTTGGAGTATTACCAATTTCTTCTACAAGGTCTTCGACTTCTGCAAAAATATTAATAGGCATATCATTTTCTGAGTATGCTGAAATCTTTTTATTATAAATATGATCTATCTTACCTATAATTTGATCTACTGAATCTTCGGAATTCTTATTTACATATTCTTTTAATTTGTCTGCGGTTTGAGATATCTCTCTACGAATTCTTAATTTAATCAACTCCTTACACGCATTCATTGTGGCTTCTTCGGTTATTTGAGAGAAGCTTAAATTATCAATATAATCAAATATATTTATTTCATCTTTAAATGTAATACCTAAATTTTTAATCTTTTCGGCTAATAATACTTTATCTACATTTTCGCCTCTATGTTTTATATTTTTAAAGACAGTATATATTGATGCATGAACATCATTATAAAAATCATTCTCGGTTAGAAAAACATCAATATCTGCAAAGAGATCTTGATGCTTTAAAAGTCCGCTTAATACATGTCTTTCTACTTGTAACGAATATATCATTCAATTATAGATGATACCAAAGTAAAAATTAAAAGTCAAGTGTTTTAATTTTCTTCTTCTGGAGAATCTAAATCATCGTCATCTAAATTTTTTCTTGCTATTAAATCTGTTGTTGCTTCTAGGTTTAATTGATCAATACTTTGACTCCAAGTATTAACATAATATAAAAGTGCCATAGCATTTATTTGATTATCAAACTTTGTGAAAACCTGTGGTTCACCTTTATTTGAAAAATTAAACATTATGTACCCGCCAAAACTGCATTCATCAATTTGCTTTAAAAGAGAATCTGGTACTTTAAATTTTTTCTTATTAGTCACTACCATTTTTTACACTTAAATAATAAGAATTCCGCATTTTTCTTCTATATATTGTGGTGATAAATTTTTTAAATCATTTTCATACAATTCCAAGAATTTAAATCCATTTAATTCAAGCCATTTTTCTTTTTTTACATCTCTTTTTATGCTATTTAAATATTTTAATCTAGAGTTGTTATGGAAAAATTTATTAAATGATTCATGTTGATCTCCTTGGATCTCAACGGCAATCTTTTTTGTTGCATTTAATATATCAACCTTAAGCATAGTTCCATAAACTGGAAATTCTTCATAAACAATATGATTTTTCCAATAAGGATAAAAGAATTGCTTAAATTTAAACTGCAATTTACTTCTGCATTTTCCATCCCAATCTACAAGATAATCTCTTACGTTCTTATTAACGAGTTTGCCGTTAATATTTAATAATCTCATGACGCAAGAGTTTTAATAAATTTATTATAAAAATAATCTACGATTGGTTTATTTTCTTCTAGATAAGATCTTAGATTATCAATGCCTTGGTGTTGCTTCTTTAATTCTAAATTAGCGTTCTTAAGTTCTTCGATAATCTCATCTGAGAAAGTAACCCATGCGCCTTTTGCAGTTGCGAATTCCCAAGAAAGGATTTGGTCAATGACTTCGTATTCTCTCCAAACAGAAGATCCATCTTTACGGCCATATTTAATTGGATATTGAACTTTAGAGTTTGTTGATTCATTAGTGGATTTTTTAATTACGATCTTAACATTATGACCAATAATTTTATTTTTAATTGGATCATATTTATCATTTGGTTTTTCTAAAATTAAATCTTTATTAAACTTTGGTTCAAATTCGAGAATCCAATTAGCAAAATGCAATAATGCATTTCCGCCAGTAGCAGTAGTTTGACGAATATCTTTATTTGCGGCATAAGGATCAAGTTTAATATCAGATCGTACTTGACTTATAAAAATAGCCATATGTCCACGCTTAGAAAGTGCAAGAGAAATCTTTTTCATTAACATTGACGAGATAACTGCTCCTCCAGCAACTTTTGTTGCTTCTGTCATGCTTTTTTGAGCATCACCTTTAGTCATCAACCCATCAACTGAATCGAGAATAAACATATACCTTTTATCTTCATCATTAGATTGAATAAGATCTTTCATTAATTCTGAAACTGTTTCAAAGATATTACATTCAAATACAAAACAAGTTCCATCAACCCATTCTTTAGGATCTGTTACAAACTTAATCCCAGATCGCTCTTTAATTTCTTTACTTAATCTTCCTTCGGCTTTAAAAAGTAAAGCTCTGGAATTTTCTACTGTTTTGAGAAAGTTCTTTGTTACTTCTAGTGCTTCTGATGTTTTACCACCTTCATTCATTCCAATGAATCTATGAAGTCCTGGGCAAAGTCCACCTCCAGTAGCAATATCTAAATTTAGACTACCAGTAGAAACTTTATAATAAACTTCATCTTCAAAATTATAATGATCTTCTTTATTATCTTTTAGAAATGATAATAGTCTATCTGATGCACTTGGACCAGATGATTCAACGATTTCTTCTTTAGGTTTTCTTCCCATATCTTATAAATTCTAGCAAGGTTTTAGGTTTTTTGCAAATGTTTTTATCATCTTGAGCTTTATTTTCTTGTAATTTAATAATATTTTTATTTAAATTTAAATTAAATGCTTCGTATTCCTTTAAGAGGAAAGCTTTACCTTCTGATTTTAGAAACCAAGCAAGTGAAGGTGGTGGTGCTTTTAGATCTTGAAGATTGTCCCAAAAATTAAATGAATTAAATTTCTTTATTAATTTTTGAGCTATTTTGATTTCTCTTGGCCAATTAATATTTCCTTTAACAAATTTTTTTACTATAAATTGGCAAAGTTTATGGTTTGTCTTATTCAATATATATATAAATTATATTATTTTTAATAATTTGTCAAGTAAATCATCTAGAATGATATACTTCGACTGAAGAATTTAAGACAATATTTGAATAACCATATTTTCTAAAGTTTTCACAAACTACTGCCGTATCACAATCAAATGTATTAAATCTCTCATTGAAATATCCAAACGTCAAAAATCTTTTAAAAGGTTCCGATTTATAGAAGCAGAAGCAGTTAAATGTTGTCCAAACATTTATTAAACCTAAATTTCTCAGAATAATAGGATTAAAAATATGCCAAGATCTAGAATCTGGATTCTGTCTTGTCCCCCAATCGTCATAAAGATAATGATGTTTGTCATCATTAATCTCTACGCTTCTAGGGGAAATTATATCGTAGTCTCCATTATTTATAATATTATCTATTAATGTTTTAGGTTCATATTTTACGTCTGGTTCTACAACTAATATATGAGAACATTTCTCTAGTAATTTATTATTATAAATTGTTTGATTTCTTGCTTCCGATAAAAGTTTTACTCTTTCTTCATTAACTACGCTACCAAAAGAAGGAGTATTTAATATTTCTAATTTTATATTAAAATCTGAAAAGAAAGAAAAATCTAAGTTTTTTAATATATCTTGTGTTCCGTCTGTTGAATCATTTTCGTATACAGAAAGATAATAATTGTTTTGCTTATCAAGCGCTACAATACTTTTTATCTGTTCGTACCAATTATGTAAAAAATTTTTTCTATTTCTAATAATTGTAGAAATTAATATATTTTTCACTTATAGTTCTGTATATCTGATTTGACCATTCTTTCAACTAGTTCATTAAAAGATACTTTTGGTTTCCAATTTAGTTCATTTCTTGCCTCTGATGAATTACCCAATAAGAGATCTACTTCAGCAGGACGAAAGAATTTAGGGTTAATTTTTACTAACTGTTTGTAATTTCCTTGATTATCTTTAAAATAAAATGCTTCATCTTCATCTCTTCCATCTCCATTATAGATCCATGATCCTTTTATATCAATAGCTAAAAAAGCTTTTTCAACAAATTCTCTAATACTATGCGTTTCATCTGAGGAAAGGATATATTCTTTTGGTTTATCTTGATTCAACATTAACCATATACCATTAATAAAATCTTCAGCATGACTCCAATCTCTTTTTGCATCTAAGTTACCTAGTTCAATTGGAGCAAAATCTATATTATTTTTTAATGCATTATATATTCTAGCAACACCTTTTGTAATTTTTCTGGTGACAAATTCTTCCCCTCGTCTTTCGCTTTCGTGATTATAAAGAATAGAATGTATTGCAAAAAGATTATAAGAATCTCTGTAAACCTTTGTAATATGTCTTGCGGCTGCTTTAGCTGCACCATATGGGCTACGAGGACGAATTGGATGTTTTAAGTCTTGAGGGCTATATAAAACATCGCCCATTTCTTCACTAGAACCCGCTGAATAAAATCTACAATTAGGAGCATATTTTCTTATAGCTTCTAAACATCTAAGCACACCAAGTGCGGTTGCATCAAAAGTCTGTAAGGGAATTTGCCAGCTACTACCAACGAAAGATTGTGCCGCAAAATTAATAAAATAATCTGGCTTTATGTCTTTTACAATTTCATCTATAGAATTACTATCAGATAAATCTCCTATTATAAATTTAAATCTTTCATTATTTAAGTTATGTTGTATATTCTCTAGATTGGGATTAGAACTTCTTCTTCTAACACCATAAACAAAATAATTTGTGTTATTTAATATATAATCTACCATATAAGATCCATCTTGACCTGTAACGCCGGTAATAATAACTTTTTTCATTATATAATACTAATATTTATTTTTATAAAATTCTATAGTTTTTTCTAAACCATGTAAAAAATCAGTTCTAGGATACCAATTCAATTCTTTATTAATCTTCGTATTATCTATAGCGTATCTAAAATCATGACCTTTCCTATCTTCTACAAATTTAATGTAGTCTTCTGGATTAACTTGTAATATTTTACAGATGTTAGATATAATTTCTAAATTAGTTTTTTCGCAATCTCCACCAATATTATATGTCTCGCCAATCTTTCCATTTTTAACAATCTCAAATACAGCTTCGCAATGATCTATTACATAAATCCAGTCTCTAATATTTTTTCCTGTACCATAAACAGGTATTTTTTGATTATTTAATATTGAATTTATAACTACAGGTATAAATTTTTCATTATGTTGATATGGGCCATAATTATTAGAACAATTAGATATTGTTATAGGAACTTTAAATGTATGATAATAAGCTCTAGCGAGCATATCGGCTGAAGCTTTAGAAGCGGAATAAGGAGAATTTGGTGCATAGCAAGAAGTTTCTGAAAATTTTCCTTCGTGTCCTAAACTGCCGTATACTTCATCTGTAGAAATTAAATGAATTCTTAAGTTTTCTTGTTTACATAATTCTAAAAGATTAAATGTTCCAATTATATTAGATCTCAAAAAGTCTCTAGGATTTGATATAGAATTGTCAACATGAGTCTCTGCGGCGAAATGTATTATATGTGATATCTTATGATCTTTTAACACTTGAATAAATTTCTTAAAGGTCTGAGGATCTTCTAGATGATCTAACCAAAAATCATAAAAATGATATTTTGGATTGTCTTTAAAATCTTTTGCATTATTTATATTTGCAGCTGCGCTTAATTTACTTGGACAATCTATATTTACTATAGAAGATATGGAATCCTTATTAATTATAGTTCTAATAAAATTAGATCCTATAAATCCTAAACCTCCTGTAACTAAAATATTCATGGTAATAAAATTGTTTGTTTGTTTACTTCTTCCCAATCTGCAAATGGTGATAGAAAATGCGTGTGCATATGAGTAGAAAATCCAGGCATAAAACTTAAAACTATTCGATTATAAGGTTCTTGGGTTAAAATATGAAATCTTGTGTTATCCGCTTTACCAGAAATATGAATTTCATAATCTTTGTCGAAGAGTTGTTTGCTTAATATAAAGGAACCGCAAGTGTTAGGTACAGTTCTAAGATATCTATAAGGAGTAAAATAGATTTGTGATTTTAAATCATGGTACATGCCCCATTCTGTATTCTTCATATCTGGATTATTTCTTGTATATTTATCGCCGTGATCATATAAGGATATATAAGAATTATTTATATTATAATTTGGATTTGTTTGATATAAGAATTCAACTGCGTCAACCCAAGGCAAATGAAGGTAATCTTGTTCCAAGACATAAATTATATCATTATCTGCTAATTTTTGTTCTTTAATATATTGAAAAGTCATAGTATTTGACTTAAAATCTGTTCCAGCATTAATTAAATGAATATCAAATTTATATTTGTCTTTATATTTTAAAATAAAACTATTTTTAATAGGCCCATCAAAAACTACTGTTAATTTCGCTTTATTAAAATTTAGCGTATCTAAAAAATTCTTAAAACATTTCTCTAATGAAAAATAATTTGGTCTACATTTATTTCCTACCTCTGGATAACTTGTAGCTCGATAGAATATATGTATCATAGATTATTATATTTAAACCTAGCTGGATTTCCAAACCAAACTTGATTATCGGGTATATCTTCTGTAACAACACTACCAGCGCCAATTAAACAATTATTACCAATTTTTATTTTTGGTAAAATCGTAGTATTTGCTCCTACAAAAGTATTATTACCAATATTTACATTGCCTAATAAACAACACATAGGACTAATCTCACAATATTCTCCAATTTTTACATCGTGATGAAGTTGTACTCCTACATTAATTAGTGAACCAGATCCAATCTTGACCATTGGTTCAATGAAAACATTTTTTAATATAATAATATTATTTCCGAGATCAACATCTTTTGATAAGAATGAATCAATATATTGATAATCTCCCAAACCCTTTTCGTATAACTTTTTACTTATATCTTTTCTATTTTTTGGTCCAGATACGGCTAAGATAAAATGAGTAAATTTTTCAGAAATTTCATCAGCTATTTTAAAATTTTTAAAAAATTCTTCATATATATTATTATCATTATACAAATAAAAATCTTCTTTTATAATAATAGGATTATTTAATATTTGCTTGCACAATCCTCCTGTGCCAAAAATTAAAATTGTATTTTGCATTTTAAATTATTTTTTATATATCTCAAATTTTGATAGATCTGGATAAGGTAATTCTAAATCTTCATTATGTTTAGGCGTTCCATCTGTATTATAAAATTGATTCATTAGAAGTAATCCTCTAGCCGCTAGTTCTGGCATCATATAAAAATTCCAACCAAGCATATCAAAATTATCGTCATGATACGAACATTCTCTTCTACCACTATATCTAGCTCTTTTAAACCAAAGATAAGCTTTATAATCATCAGTTAAAATTGCTCCTCCTTTACTAAGTTTAAAGTGTTTATATGGACCGGTAAAAGAGATGCACATATGGCTATTAGGTAGATACATATTTGAAGTAAATCTTAAAGCACTATCCCAAATTTTTGTAGGTTTTAATTGGTATGCACCTTTTATTTTATTACTATTTACTGGTATAAAATTAACTTTTCCTCCAGCATGTATAATTTCACAAGGAACAGATGGATAAGTTCTAGCTGGGATATCTATTACTTGTCCTTTTACATTTTCATAGACTAAAGATAAAAATAAAGCATTACTAGCATTATCTACAGTTACGACATAAGGTGCGCCTGTATATTTTGATAAAGCTTGTTCAAATTCTTCTGTTATCTTATAAATTCCATTAGCCATTTTATTTGCACAATATTTTTAATGTGTCCTCTAGAGAATATTTAGGTTTAAATCCTAAACTATATAATTTATTTATATTCATGTGGAAATCTTTCGCTTGAACTTGTTGGTGAAAAAGCGGAGGATCTATGAAGTTGATTTTACTTTCAGAATTTAATATTTTTTTACAATAATAAATAATGTCTATTAGTTTTACGCTTTCTGTATTACCAATATTATAAATTTGATCTTTTTCGCCTTTATCTAAAACTAATTTTATAGCTCGACAAACATCTTCTACAAAAAGAAAGTTTCTATAATTATCTCCTTTATATACGTTGACCTCTTCATTCCTTTTCAATCTTTCAATTAGATATTCTGTCGCATTCTTTTGTGAATTAGCGCCAGCATCTTTTCCGATAATATTACATAATCTTAATATCCTATAATTTATACCAAAAGTTTTACAGTAAGATTCTAAAAATTGTTCTTGGGCATATTTTGCAATAGAATAAAAACCCTTTGGATTACAATAATCATTCTCTGAATTTGTAATAAGATTGTTTTTGCCATATACAAACCAGGAAGATATAAGATTGAAAGTATTATCTTTATTTAAATTAGAAAACATTTCTGTTAATAATAATAAATTTGTTTTTATTTCTAATGTTGGATCTTTGAAAACGGAATAATTTGAATTTGTTCCTCTGAAATATAGAATGTCTTTATTTTTTGATATAATTGAAGATCTGTCCTCGGCAAAAGATTCTATTGGATATAACTCCATCCATTTTTTACCAATAAAACCTGTAGAGCCAAAAACGCTAATTTTGTTCATATTCTTTTATCTTTTGTTCTATGTAAGATATATTTTCTTCGTCAATAGTTGGAGAACAGCCAATAAAGAATACTAGATCTAGAACTTTATTTGATTCTGGATAATTTTTATAATTATCTAAATATTTATAACCTTTATGCATTAAAAGATTACCTGCAAAATAATTTCTGGTTTGGATTCCATTATTTTCTAAATAATTTACAAGTTTCATCTTTTCTTCTTTTGATTTACATATAAGAGGAACGCCAAATGGAACCCAATGAGTTTTATCAAATACATTGACACTTCTTAATGAATTTAGATTTTTCTGAAATATAGAGAGTATTTTATCAAGATTCGATTTTCTTTTTTGGCAGATAAAATCAAGCTTTTTAAGTTGCTCAATTCCTATTGCAGCTTGTAAATCTAAAGGTTTTAAGTTATATCCAATTCTATTGAATACATACTTATGATCTATAATTGTCTCTGGAAAATCTTGGAGCCAGTTAGAGAATCTTTTATTACAAGATCCTTGGCATAATAGATTTGCAGTACCAATGCACCAGCAATCTCTTCCCCAAGTTGCATAACTTCGAGCTAGTTTTATTATTTCTTCAATATTAGAGGATACCATTCCACCTTCTAGAGTTGTGATTTCATGAGCGGGATAAAAGGAACAAGACGATACGACTGCGTATTCATTTAAATACTTATCATTCCATTTTGAACCCAAAGAATCACAATTATCTAAAAGAAGTTTAATCTTTGGATATTTATTTAATAGATTGATTAATTTATCCATGTCTGGTGGATTACCTAATACTGGAGATAAAAAGATTGCTACAGTTTTATCTGTTATTTTTTCTTCTATTTTAGATAGATCAAAATTTAATGTGTCCCATTCAATATCAATAAATACTGGCTTTAAATTATTGTGAATAAGTGGAGATGTAGTTGTAGGAAAACCTACCGCAGACACAATCACTTCATCATTATCTTGCCAATTAAAATATTCCTTACAAGCTGCTACTAATAGTAAATTAGCAGAAGAGCCAGAATTTGTGAAGAAAGAGTATTTTTGATTTATTTTTTTGCTAAATTCTTTCTCGAATTTCGCACAAACTTCTCCGCTAGAACTCCATTTGCCAAATAAAAGAGTCTCTATTGCTGCAGAGATTTCATTTTCATCAAAATATGCGCCAGAATAATAAACTTTATTTTTTAAATCTGGATTTAAATTGTGAGCAAACTTTGGTAAGAATCCATACTTCTTTGTGAGTTGTTGGATAAATAATTTTATATCTTCTTTATAAGAATTTTCCATTTAGAACCTCTTTACATTTTTCAATAAATAAATCTTTACTTTTTGGATTATCTTGTTGACTTGCGTGATACATTAGATTTGGGCCATATGTATTGCTTAATCCATATTTAAATCCATTATCAAGATCTACATTTCTTAAAACTGAATGAGAAGGATAGCATCCTGCTACAAAATAGCCTTTTTCTTTTGCTAGATAAGTTATTTCTTCAGCAGTATCAGATCTTTCTGTTTTGTCATCGCAAGTAGGTCTTCCTAGATTATTATAAAGATCTCTAGATAACCACATAAAAGCTTGACTTATATAAGGATGAGGAATCATACCATTTGGCCCCTTTTTATGATTGCTTTGCCAAATCTGACCTGCTAAAGTCATTTTATTTTTTACCATATCATACATTATATCTACGCATTCTTTCTTTAGAATTATAGCGTCATTATCACAAAACCAATAATAATCAGGTTTTAAAGAATCTATAGTTAAATTTATTACTTCATCCATGCATAATCCGTGCGAAACATATGGAAATGGACAAGAGACATAATTAAATGGTATATTAAAATACTCCACCATAACTTGTCTATGGTAATTTGTTATTTCTGAATCCCGATTATTTCCAAATAAAACTATGGGTAAAATAGTTTCATTATTTATATTATGTAGTTTAAAATTCATTTAGAAAATAATCTCTGTGTCTTTGATATTCGTTAATTTTTTTAGGATAATGGAAACCATAACTTAATTTATTATTATACTCATTTAATGTTATTGGGTCAAGTGAAAATTTCATACATTGAGATAAAGTACCAACTCCTCCTTCGGTCCCATTAATAAGATGACTATAGAATAAATCTTCTGGAACTCTTGTGCCATCTGTGCCAGATTCTCTTAAAATACATTTGCTATAAATTGAACTAATATTTTCACAAGCTTTTCTTGATCGGAAGCTAAAACCTCCATTTCCACATTGTATTCTAGGAAAACCTAAATTATACCATTGATTATTTTCATATATATCAATACTTGGAGCGTGACACCAAGCAGAGCCTATATATTTTAATTTATTGTTTATTACAAACTGTTCCCATCCTTCTTTTATTAAAAAACCATCTGGATGAAAAAATAGTAGATTTTCAAATTGTTTTGGTAAATACTTCCAGATATCATTAAGCATAAATGATGAATACTTATCATGAGAATCTTGTATTGGTATTTTTATATGTTCGATCCTTGCATTTTTATATCTTATATCATTATTTAAAATATTATTTGAATTAGGACTAAAAATAAATATAGGATAGTTATATTCAGAAAATATTTTAAAACTATGAATTACCGCAAAATCCTCTAAATAATTTAATTCTCTATCTCTACCTTCGAAATATATACCGCAAAATTCATCGGATTGTTGTCTTATATCTATATTTTGAATTAAAGTATCATAGCATATTTTACCAAGTAACTCAAAATCTTCTTGAGTTCTGTTTTTTGATATAAAATTCATCTAACTAAAGTTTTAAAATTATTTACTTTTTCTTTTGGTATTAGAATTAAATCTTGCGCCCAATAATTCGGAAGTATGTCAAATAGCTTTAATGTATAGAAGTCCACGCTATTATAGTTCTTATTTATCAAGAAATTATATAGTTCATTTTCAGTAGATGGAAACCATTCTATATGAACAAGCGGACGAAATTTATCTATATACTTATCCATAAAATTTAATATTTGGACATCAAATCCTTCTGTATCCAATTTAATTAAACTTAGATTAGATATATTTAAATTATTTAAAAAATTATCTATATCTATTGTTCTGACAAATCTCTTTAAAGGATATTCTCCAATATAAGAAGTTTTATGCTGGCTACCACCTACATCGTTATTATAATTAAATTTATCAACTCCGTAAACATTAGAAGCGGCATAGTTATAATTCTCTAAATTAAGTTCTTTATTTAAAGCGGAATTAATCTGAAGTCTTTGCCATGCTGGTCCACATTCAAAATTTATACATCTTCCATTCTTTCCAGCCATTAAAGCTAAAGATAAGGATGTATCGCCATCGTAAGCTCCAACATCAATAACTTCTGAATTATTTGGAATAAAATCTTTCATTTTATCAACAAATTCTCCAAATGACTTTGCGTATGGATCATTTTCTATATCTTCGGTTGATCTATGAGGAACGTTATGTAAATATTTAATTTTATAATTTTCAGAGTTGAATAAGAAATCAAATTCCTCTAGATGGGTTACCTCTTGTACATTTTCAATTTTTGTAATTTTTGTATTATATTTATTCATATTTTTTTAATATTTCTATTTGTTTATCTGTTATAGTTGGATATATTCCAAAATAAAAACCATTTGTATGCAAAAATTCGCTATTTTTAAAATCTTTAAAATTTGCATATTGTTTATAACAAGTCTGTCTAAGAAGATTGCCAGATATTATTGGTCTAATTTCTATTTTATTATCTTTACAGAATTGTTTAAACATATCTACTACAGATCTATCTTTAGAAATAATCGGGAAACAAAAAGGTGCGGACATTCTATCTGAATATTCTTGAGGAAGAATAATATCTTTTAATGATAAAGTATTTTTAATTTTATTGAATATTTCAACTCTTTTGTTTAGATAATTTTCAATCCTATTAAAATCTAATAGACCAATAAAAGCATTAATATCTGTGTTTCTAAAATTATTACCTAAAGTGCAAAAATCAAATGATTCATCAACATCTTGATTTGAATATTTCTTATCGTCTAAACCATATAATTTCAATCCTCTAGTCATACCATGATTTCTATTCATTATAAAATATTCATATTCTTCTTGAGAATTAGTAAAAATAAACCCACCCTCTACACTTTGTACTTGATGTCCGAAGTATGTACTTGTACTGCTTGTAAAATATGAGGATATATTTTTATCTTTATATTTACCAAGTGTATTTTCGCAGTTATCTAAAAATATTTTAACCTTATATTTTGCTTCTAACTCTTTTAATTTTTTAATATCTGGAACCTGACCAATTAAAGACACACAAACAATTGCTGCGACCTTTTTGTAATTTTTCTTAAGATATTTTTCTGTTAGATTCAAATCTAAACAAAAATCTTCTAAAGAAATGTCTATAAATTTTGGCGTAAAACCCTCTCTTATAAAAGGAGATATTGAAGTCGTCCAAGTTGTTGAGGGAAATATTACAATATTCTTATTTTTAGTATAAACCTTATCTTTTAAGAACATAGCCATTAAGGTATTTGCAGTAGATCCACTAGATACAAATACAGAATACTTTGAGCCTACAAAGCGCTTGAATTTATCTTCGAATTGTTTTACATATTTCCCTTGAGTCCAAAAATTAGCCTTATTTAATATAAATCTTGATATTTTAATTCTATCTAATAGATTAAAACTAGAATTATTTAGGGGCCATTTAAAATTATTCATAATATATCGTAGGTAATTGTTGATTGGTTTTCAAATAAAATTGTTTATTAAATTCTAATTGATTCAACTCATAGTTCCATATATATCCACAATATCCAAAATGTTTCATTTGATATTCATATTTATCTTTACCATTCAGATGAAGCCAAGTAAGATGCTTTATATGGGCTATATCTTTTGGAACCTCTAGTTTAGGTAGGTCTTTATAATTATAAATCTTATTATCTTTCTCATAACCTATATCGTTATCCCAATAGAAAGACTGTATTTTAAAATCATTAAAGTTTTTTCTAAAAATTCTAGATGGACAAAAACCATCAATCCACTGCTTGCCATCGAATATATAATTTTTAAAATTTATAGTATACCAACAATATTCTTGATTTGATTCTACGAATGAAATTATGTTCTTAATATCTTCTAGTGAATAGAATTCATCTCCATCAACTAACCAAAATAGATCACATTCTTTGAATTTTAAATATTGCAGACAAAGATCTCTTGCTAAATGTTCTTTTATATATTTAGGGTTAGTAAAGGCGTAATCTATGCTTCCTTCTTTATATAAATTTACAATCTCTTCCGTGGTTCCGTCGTCAGTATTGTTTATATCATAATATTCAAGAAATGGTAACGAAACCGCGCAGATCTCATGTATTAATCCATCCTTTTTGGCCTTAAAAAAATTATCTAAACTTTCTTTTAAATAAGTTTTGCAATTATAAGCGCAATATAAAATGCCTATTTTGGGTTTAATCATCTTGTATATTGAATTGTCTATTATATTTTAATATAGTCCCAAGGTATTCTTCTGGATATCCAGATCCACCATTTAAATAATCTTTAAAAGAAAACTTATATCTCCTTGGAACAACATCATTTATAAAATCTTGGTTTAAAACTTCTATCTGAAATAACTCACTTAGTCTAAACTCTAATTCAACCATCTCAATAAAATAATTCTCTGGAGAGATTTCTTTATTTTTAATTTTTTTCATATAATTAATCATGTCATCTAATGTATTAATATTTAATTTAAGTTTTTCCATACAATACATTTGGAATTGTCTTCTTAGATTTTCATGATGATTTACTATATTTTGTCCATATTTTCCATATACTAGTTGAGTATCATTACCAAGAAAGTAACATACATAATATTTTGTTCCATTAATTGATCCAAAAAATTTTGGTGTATCTTTTCTTCTATTTATAATATATTTTTCTTTTTCTGGTAAAGTTATAATTTTACCATATATATTACTTAAACCCCAATGAACTGCCCCAAAGAATTCCATATATGGATTATATTTAAATATATATGGTCTTTGATCCCAAAATAATGCGCCAACATTATTTTTTTCAAAATCTTCTAAAAGACTTGGTAATTGTTCTACAAAATAATCTGTTAATGATTCTGGAGAATCTAAATATAAACAATATTCTCCATTTTTTATATTTCCATAATATAAAAGATGATTCATTAAAAATGCATGGTTCTGAGTCCAATTTTGAGTAATAACTCTACCCTCGCCTTTGTTTTGTTCTAGTAGTTCGATTGTCCCATCATTTGATGGTAAATTAACTAAAGATATGACTCCTTTAAATGTAGGATATATATTTCTCAACATTAAAGATATATGCTCTCGACGCTCTTGCGTCATTGTAAGAAGCCAGGGCTTAACCATAGTCAATTTTACTATATATTTAAAATCAAATCAAGAGATTATTTAATACTGTTGAAAGCATTAATAATGTTTTGAGCTATAGTATTTTTATTAAAAAAGTTCTTATATTTTGGTGAATATAAATTAATTAAATTTAAATATAATTTATAATTATTCTCTATATCAATAAGCTTACCTGCGATAGAATAAGGATTTGGATCACAGATTAATTTTTGGTCTAAGAATTCATAACTTGTTTCATTATCGCTACAAAGTATTGGTATTGAATTACATATAATACCTTCTATAGGTGGTAATCCAATTCCTTCTATATAACTAGGAAATATAATATATTTAGATCTATTATAATATGAATTTAGATCTATATCATTAACTACCCCTTTATAATTGCCAAAATTAGGATTATCTGGACCAATAATAGTTATTTTCTCTTCAGATAAATTTAATAGCTTAAATGTCTGTCGAATTAAATTAAATCTTTTATTTGGATCATTTGCTCTACCTATATAAAGAAATGGAATATCTTTATCTAAATTAATATTTTCAACGTCTTTAATTGCATCATAAACAACAAAGCTATCTAGCCCTAAATATTTCTTAATATTATTTTTAACTGTTTGGCTATTACTTAATATAATATCTGCTCTAAGTAATTTTTCTTTAGTTTTATTAAGATCAAAAAATTGAGTGTTAAATAAATGTATCGGTAGATCTAATACTTTTTGTAAATATTTTGCATTTGGATATTTTAATTTATATTCATAAGCTTTATCTATCTCAGTAAAATCGTGGGAATATATTATCTCTGGATCATTTTCTACAATTTCTTGCCCTAAGAATCTTAGACCTTCTTCAATTCTTGAGATTTGATCTAAGTTTATATTTCTCCAACCAAAAATTTTAACTTTCATTATTATATCCTAGTTTAATTTCTGTGATATTTTCGTTAAAGAATTTTTTTTGTAAATTAGTTTTAACTATGTATCTCTCATAATTTGCAGAGTCTACTTGTTTAGCTAATCCATTATCTTTTTGAGCTTGATCAACTAAATCAAATACCTTTTGATTTGTGTCTATTAATTTTATATATTCGTTACTATTTATAACTTCATCCATCTTTTCTCGTCCAATTTGCTCTTCGATATCTTTATAAAGTCTATAATAATTTTCGCCTTTTTTACCAACAATTTTATTTTTTACTTCTACAATAGCTAGAACATCAAATGCATATCCATAATCTACAGAAATTTTAATCATATTAATTAACTCCAGTAATTTTTCTTAAATAAGGTAAGAAATCTTCATTAAAAAAATCCCAAGAAAGCTTATATTTTAAATCTCCACCACAATGATGAAGACATTTAACTACTCTATCTCCACAACCTATTCCTAAATCTGGCATTATACATTTTTGTTCATCAAAATAAATATATTTCCAACTCGTCCAATTATTTGGATGCCATTGTAAACACGCTGGTCTTTTATCTTCTCCACCGGTCCAATTACCAGAAGCATTATATATAACTCCAGAAGTATCTTTATCTAAAATTAAACTATTATAACCTCGATTTCTAAAGATGACATTTAATGACATTTGGCAATCTCCATTGTAAGTTTTACCAAAAGAATTGATCGCCATTTTTCTTCCAAAAGCATAGTCTAAAGTTAAATTAACATATTCATCTAAAAAATTTTTATTCCTTATAGCTATAAGATCTGCGTTTACCCATTCGTTATTTGGTATTTCTTTTATTTCATCTGGTCTATTAATTCTTTCGTCTTTATTATTTATTAAATTTGTATCATTTCTTCCAGCGGCAACATCATATTTATTATTTAATATCTCATCAAATCTACCTAAAGTCAAAGTATCATTACCTATTTTAATTAATAGATCTGGATTTTCCTTTTCCCATACTTCTTTTAATATTAATGGGCCAACAAATCTAAGATTTATTTCAACTTTTTCTAAGTTATATTTCTCAATTATATTTTTTATTTCTTCATTTGAATAATGAATTAAATTAATATCTGGATGGAAAAATTTAAAAGAATTTATAGCCTTCATTCTCCAAGCTGATGTATTATCGTCTGCAATTATAACGGCAATAGTTTTCATTTTTTATTCTCTAAAGAAAGGGTCTTTTTCATCTCGTCCATAATGATGCCTTCCATCTGATGTACC